TCATCGCCGCCGGCTCCGGCCATCGAGTCGCGCCGATTTCGACGGATCGGTGATCACCCAGTCATCGCCCGGAATATCCGGGAAACCATGAAAATTCAGCAGGTTGTTGAACTTGAACTGACAGGTTGTCATGGCCTTGTCGCAGCCCGCCTCGATGCGCAGCCCGTCGCCGGCCGCGACCTCCGCGCCCAGCGGATGCCACAGCTCGATGACGCGGCCCGCGCCCGCCATGCCGTCGCGCTTGATGAGGCCCGACAGCCCCGCCGCCGCCCCGCCCGTCACCCGCAGCACGCCGTGGCGAAACCAGTCCGCGGCAAAACCCCCCATCTGCGCGAAGCGAAACACGCGCCCGCCCTCCACAGCTTCGGCGGGACGCTCGGCCACATAGCCCGGCGTATCGAGATCGAAGGTGCATCCCCGATCCCCCAGAATGGCGCTGCACCGCTTCTGGAAAACCCGCCCCAGCGGCACGTTGAGCGCGTCGGTCAACCCGCGCAGCTCTGCCTCGAACGCGCCGCCCGCGCGGCGGATGTCGCCCAGGGAGCCGGCGAAAATCTCCAGCCGCTCGGCCACGTCCTGCCAGTTCACCACCCAGGCGCGCAGCCGCGCGCCGTCATAGCGCCCGGCCTCGATCTCGGCCTCGGTGATCCCCTCGTCCGAGAGCGCGCCGAACGCCTCGGTATTGTTGACGGCCAGCCCGGTGCTTTCTTCCACCGCGCGCGCGCTCATCCCCGTGCCGGGGCGAAAACGGATGCCGTCAAAGCCGAGCATCCGGTCGTGATCGGTGAACCCCATCACCACCCCGTCGCGGCGCGTGAGCGCCCAGCAACGGCACACCGTGGTGATCCCGCGCCCCAGGTGCGCGGCCAGCGCCCCGGCCCCGGCCCCACCAGTCCCGGCCCCGCTCACAGCCGGATCTCCACCACCGGCACATTCGGCACCTCGCCCGCCTGAAAGGAGGCAAGGCTCACCTGGATCCGGTCGGTATCAAAGCGCACCGGCACGTCGAACTCATAGCCCGCCGTGACCGGCACACCCATGTTGGGCGGCTCTGAAAAGGTCACGATCCCGGTGGCCGCGTCCACCTCGTAATGCACGCCCTCGCGCATCTCCACGTCGCCAAGCCCGATGCGCACGCGGCCATGCACCGGCTTGACGATAGGCCGCACCGCCTCGAACGCGCCCGAACGATAGGTCTTGAGCAGTTGAAACGCCACGGTGGCATCGTCGCCAACCCCGATCCGCTGATCGTCAAACGCGGGCGCGGCCCCGGCGCGGGACGACTTGAAATCCGCCCAGTCCTTCCAGCGAAAGCCGTAAAGCTGGCCCTGCCGCGCCTCGAAAAACGCGATCAGCGCCTCGATATCCTCGAGACTGCGCAGCGCCAGTCCCGCGTCATAGCGCCTGCGCGCCTGCGCCCAGGGGCTGTTGCGCTCCTCATGCCCGCTTGCCAGCGTGACGATCTCGGTCAGCCGCTCCGGCCCGCCAACCGAGCCAAAGCTCAGGCTCGCCGGAAACCGTATCTCGTGAAATCCCATGTTTCTTTCCCCTTACCGGTTGCGCGCGCCGCGCCCGATCACGCGGCCAAGCTGCGCGGCGATCTGCCCCTGAGAGCGGCGAAAGCCGTCCACGTCGGGCGTGGTCACGTTCATCACCACGCTGACCGCGCCGCCGCCCTGCGCGCGCACGCCAAGCCGCCCGTCCGCGCCGCGCGACAAGGGCAGGATCGCCTCCGGCCCCGCCTCGCCCATCAGCCCGGTGCGCCCGCCGCGCATCGGGAATGTGACCGGCCCGCTCACCACCCCGCCATTGGCGAAGGGCATGACGCGGCCCTGGGTAAAGCCGCCCCCCCTGGCAAAGGGCGAAAGCCCGCCCAGAAGCGCCCCCACCCCTTGCGACAGCAGGCCTCCCACCCGATCGGTGACCGGGCGCACCGCGTCGTTGAGGGCGCTGTTGGCCAGCGTCGTGGCCATCCGCCGCAGGCTCTCACTCAGGCTGTCGCCTTCCACCACCGCGCCGCGCAGCGCGCCGCGCAGGCCCCGGCTCAGCCCCCGCTCGAGGCTCTGCGCATCCTGCCCGGCGGCGGCGAACCCGCCGCGCACCCGGCCCAGTTCCCCGGCAAATGCCGCGGCCATCGCCCCCGCCTGCCCCATCGCCGCATCCAGTGCGGCGATCTGCGCCTCCAGCTCATCCGCGCGTTCCAACTCATCCATCGTCTAAATCTCCTGTTCTGTCGGGAAAGGCCGCGAGCAGCGCCTCCAGCCCCGCCCGCGCCATCGGCGCCGCCCCGCGCCCCTCGCCCAGCATCAGCCGCAACTCCACCGGCGTCAGCGCCCAGAACTCCGCCGGTCGCAGCCCCAGCCCCTGCACGCCTGCGCGCATGAGCGCGGGCCAGTCGAACCGCGCGCTCATCCCCCGCCCTCAGGCAGGGCAAAGGCCCGCGCCAGAAGCTGCGCCGCCGCGCGCGCCGCCATCAGCGGCCCGCCCTCGATCTCGGCGCTCAGCAAATCCGCCGCCGAGCCGCGCCAGCCGCCACCGCGCAGCCCCGCCACGATCACCGCCAGCACATCGCGCGAGGAAAACGCCCCCGCCTCGAACCGCGCCACCAGATCAACGAGCGAGCCCGCCCCGAGCGCCGCCTCCATCTCCGCCAGCGCCCCGAGCGTGAGCCGCATCACGCGGCCCTCGCCGTCCAGCACCAGCGCCACCTCGCCTGCCCAGGGATTCGCCATCGGCTCAAAACGCCGTGAAGGTCAGCCGCCCCGCCGAGGCGAGCGCCACCTCATAGGTCGCCTCGCCGTCATGGGTGCCGCCATAGTCGATCGAAGTCACCTGAAACGGCCCCTCGATGGTGCCGAAATCGGGGATGACGACCTGAAAATCCGGCATCTCGCCGTCAAAGAAGATCTGCCGCATCCGCGCATCGCTCGCCGCGTCGCGGAAGATCCCCGACCCGCTCAGGTTCGCCGATTTGACGCCCGCGCCCGCCAGCAATTCGCGCCAGCCCCCCGCCGAATCGAGGCTGGTGACATCCACGCTTTCCGCGTTGAAGCTGACGCGCGTCGCGCGCAGGCCCGCCACGGTCTGAAAATTGCCGCCGCCCGTGAGATCGACCTTGATGAGAAGGTCCTTGCCGTTCTGAACTGCCATGTCTTGTCTCCGTTGCCAAAATCTCAAGCGCCGTCGTCAACGCGCGCCCGGAATGTCAGGTCGATCCGCCGCCGCTGCCCCGCGCCGGTGCGGATCGCCCGCGCGCGCACGAAGTTGAGCGCCACAAGCCGCCCCCGCGCGAGGCCGAGCGCCGCGCCGTCAAGCGCATCGCTCACCGCCCCCGCCGCCTGCTTGGCGGCAAGAAATCCCGCCGCCTCGGAGACGACCGAGACGGTCACGCGATGCTCCGCCCCCGCGCCGCTGATGTCGCCGCGCTCGCGCACCTCCTCGGGGCCGAGCGTGACATAGAGATCGGGCGCGCGCCCCTTGGGCACCGCATCGTGGATCGCGCCGCCCACCAGCGCGCCCAGCGCCGCATCCGACGCGAGACGCTCATAGATCGCCGCCTGAAGCGCGGCCGCCACGCCATAGCTCATGCCACCACCTCCTCTTCGGCCCAGAGGGTCAGGTATCCCGGCCCCGCCGCGCTCTCGGTCACGGCCTCGATTGCAAACACCCGCGCCCCGTCGCGCAGCCGCTGTCCGGGCACGGGCCGCGACGGCGCGCCCTGCGGGGCCGCGCGCACGGTGATCCGGTAGGCCGTGCGCGCCACGCTCGCGCCTTCGCCCGGCCCGTCGCGCCCCGTGCGCGCCACCACCTCGGCCCAGAGCGTGCCGCGCACCTCCCAGACCTCGACGAAGCCGCCCGCGCCATCGCCCGCGCGCGCGGGCGCCTCCAGCACCAGCGGACGCGAGAGCCTCACCTGCCCCCTCATCGCGCGCCCCCCCCAAGCAGCCGCACCTTGCGATAACGCTCGATAAGGCTTGCCACGCCAAAGGGCATACAGCCCGCGCTCAGCCCCGTGTCATGCCGGTGCTCATAGAAATGCGCGGCCAGCATCAGAACCGCCTGCGCCAGATCGGCAGGCAGATCGCCCCAGGCCGCGCCATGGCCCGCGCGAAACACGATCTCGGCCACGCCCCCCGTCGGCACCATCGGCAGAAGCGTTCCCGCAGGCCGCAGCACGGGGCGGTGCGCGTCGCGCTCCAGCCGGTAGAGGCTCGGGTCGATGACCTCGGCCTCATCGCGCCGGTCGCGCAGCACGAGGCTGAGGATCTCGCTCACCGGCGCGACCGGCAGGGCCTGGCCCGTGGCATCCTGCCAGTCGTGCAGAACCCATGAAAACTCCCGTTCCAGCAGCACCTTGCCGGTGCGCCCTTCGATTGCGGCCATGGCCGCGCGCAGAAATCCCTCCAGAACGGGGTCCTGAATATCGTCATCCGCAAAACCGGTGCCCAGCCGCAGATGCGCCTTGAACTCCGCCAGCGGCAATGCGGCAGCCGTCACCGCGCTTTCTTCCATCAGCAACATGGACCATCTCCATCATTCCGGACCCCTCCCGCATGTGCGGCGCGTGCCGCCCGGCCTTGCCCGGACGGAGGGGAAGCTGACCAACGCCGCATCATGCGGCACGCGCGCCCCGGGACGGGGGCAAACGCGCCCCCGCCCGCCTTCACCGCGCGCCTCAGGCGGCGGCGAACCGCAACAGCTTGATCGCCTTGAAATCGCTCACATCGCCGCCGACGCGCTTGGTCGCGTAGAACAGGACATGCGGCTTGGCGCTGAACGGGTCGCGCAGGATGCGCAGGTCGGGCCGCTCGGCCACCGTGTAGCCGGCGCGGAAATCGCCAAAGGCGATGGCATCCGCGCCCGCCGCGATATCGGGCATGTCCTCGGCAATCAGCACCGGATAGCCCATCAGCCGCGCCGGCTCTGCCGCCGCAAGGCCATCCGACCACAGGAACCGCCCGTCGGCATCCTTGAGCTTGCGCACCATGCCAGCGGTGCGCGAGTTCATGACGAAGGTGGCATTGGCGCGATATTCCGCCCCCAGCGCATAGACCAGATCGACGATGGCATCCGGCCCGCCCAGATCGCCCGCGACGCCGGTCGGAACGTAGCCGATATTGCCCCAGGTCCAGACATCGTTATCGACCGCCGGACGGCTCAGAAAGCCGCGCGGCTTGTCCACCCCGTCGCCCGCGATGAACGCCGCCGCCTCGGCGCGCGCAAACCGGTCGGCGATGCGCGCGGCGAGCCAGCCCTCGACGTCAAAGGCGCTGTCGTCGAGCAGCCGCTGGCTTGCCTTGGGCAGCGCGCTCAGCTCATGCAGCGGGATCGAGATGCGGTCGATCACCGGCGTGTCGCTCTCGGCCACGCTACCCGTCTCGGTTGCCCAGCCATGGCCCACGTCCGAGTGATCCACCAGCACGTCGAACGACGTCGCCTCCACCGTCACCACATTGGCCACGGCGCGGATCGAGGCGGTGGAATTCATCACCGAGCGGATCGTCTCCGAGGTCTGCGGATCGACCAGATAACCGCCTTCTGCGGCCACCGAGGTGTTGAGCGCCTTGCCCTCCATCTCCAGCCCGCGCAGCCCGTCATCGTCGCCCGAGCGCAGATAGGCGTCGAATGCCTTGCGGTGCGGCGCGCCGCTGTCCCGCTCGCGTGCCAGATGCGGGCGGCCCTGCACAAGGCTCTTGCGTTCGATCATCGTCATCTTGTCATCCTGTTGTTGAAAGCGTTTGCTGATCTCGGCCCGAAAGCCATTGAACTCGTCGAGAAACCCGCCAAGGGCCTCTCTCATCTCGGTGGCCGGAGACATCTCTCCCCCGGTCCGAGCCTTCGTCTCGGTCGTCATCGTCAACTCCTCTCGGTTACGGGTCGGGCGGCTCAGGGCCGCGCCATCTCCCGGCGCGCCGCCCGCAGCACGGCCGCCAGATCGCGCCAGGTGTCGCCGGGATCCTCGCCCTTGGCGGCCACCCGCGCACTGGGCAGCATCGGGAAGGTCACCAGCGACACCTCCCAAAGCTCCAGTTCCTGCAAGAGCCTCTGGCCCTTCTCGTTCCGGCTGGCGCGCACCGTGCGATAGCCGATGCTCAGCCCGTCAAGCGCCCCGGCGGCGATCAGCGCCCCCGCCTCGCGCGCCCGCGCCACACCGTCCAGCAGCCGCCCCTTGACATAAAGGCCGCGCGCATCCTCGCGCACCTCGTCCCAGATGCCGATGGGCTCGCGCGGGTCGTGCTGCCAGAGCATCCGAACCTTGCGCCCCTCGCCCGCCAGCCGCTTCAGGCTCGCCGCATAGGCGCCCCTGGCCACCACGTCGCCACCCTGATCGGGCGCATCGAACAGGCTCGCATAACCCTCGATCGTGCCGGCCTCGGACACCCGCAGCGCATCCGTCGCGCCGCCCATGAATTTCCGTTCCAGTCCCGTCTCCATCGTCTCGCCCTTTCGCCTCATCCCGGCAGCGCCGCCAGCAACGGCTGAAACGCCTGCACCAGCACCGCCGCCACCACCCCGTAGACCGCCAGCCACAGCCGCCGTTCCAACCGTTCCAGCGCCGCCTCCATCCGCTCCAGCCGCTCCACCATCGCGCGATGCTGCAAGTCGGAGACCCGCTCATGCGCCTCAAGCCGCAGCGCGGGGGCGCAATCGAACGCCTCGAACCCGTAGCGCGGCGGCGGGGCCTGCTCAGCCATCCGCACCCTCCTCCGGCAGCGGCGGCAATCCCAGCAGCGTGCGCTTTTCCGCCTGTGTCAGGAAATCCGCCCCGGCCACGCGCGCCCATTGCGCATCGCGCTCCGCGGCCAGCGCCGGCACCCGGTCCAGGTCCGGCGCAAGATCCAGCGCCTCGCCGGAAAACGCCGCCAGCCATGCCGCCACCGCCGCGGTCACGCGCGCCGCCAGCGGCAGCACCGTCAGGCGATAAAACGCCCGGTTCGCCTCCTGGTAATTGGCAAAAGTCGCATCGCCCGGAATCCCCAGCAGCATCGGCGGCACGCCAAAGGCCAGCGCGATCTCACGCGCCGCCGCCTCCTTGGTCTTCTGGAATTCCATGTCCGAAGGCGAGAACCCCATCGGCTTCCAGTCGAGACCGCCCTCCAGGAGCATCGGACGCCCGGCATTGCGCGCACCCTGGTGGTGGGCCTCCATCTCGCCCACCAGCCGGGTGTATTGATCCTCGGTCAGGTTCCCCTGACCCTCGGCGCCTTTATAGACAATCGCCCCCGAGGGCCGCGCCGCATTGTCCAAAAGCGCCTTGGACCACCGGCTTGCCGCGTTGTGCACATCAATGGCCTGCGCCGCGGGTTGCAGCGGCGACAGCCCGTAATGGTCGTCCTGCGGGTGAAAGCTCTTGATGTGACAGATGCAGGGCGCACCCTCGCCCAGATGGAACCGGTGCTTGCGCGCGCCCACCTGATATTCATAGCCCACCGGCCAACCATCGGGTCCCGGCACCACGCTCATCCGGTCAGAGCGCAGCACATGCAGCTCCAGCGGCACGCCCGCGCCGGTCCCCACCGCCTCGACATAGGCATTGCCGCTCAGCAGAAGCTGGCCGTAAAGTGCCTCGAACAGCTCCGCCCGCCCCTGTGCCGGGTTCGGGGCCTTCACCAGATCAAGCACCGGATGGGCAGCAAAACGCCGCTCGCAATCGTGCAGCACCAGCGGCAGCGCCGCCGCCGCCTCGGCGATCATCTTGACGCAGCGGAACCCCACCGGATTGCCCGCGAACCCCGTGCGCATGAGACCAGCCGTATCGCGCGGCCCCCAGGCCGCGCGGCCCTGCATCCCCCAGGCGACCACCCGGCCTGCGGCACTTGCCTTCGCCTCGGGCGGCTCTGCCGCCGCCGTCCCTCCTTGCCGGAAGAAATCCAGTATCAT